ATCAGATCAACGCCACGATCCGGATGTGCAAGCGAGGCGACCACAGCATGTGCACGTCGCTCTCGCCGTGGTGCCCGCAGCGGAACTAGGCCGCCTTCGCCGTCTTGTCGTGCATCGCGTCGGCCCGCTTAGCGAACATCGCCGCCACGGCCGGTTTCATGCCCTTGGCCAGCAACTTCCTGTACACGCCCTGCCCATAGGCGGACAGCCCCGACGGTGCCCCGCTCGCGGGTGCGGCTGTCTTCGCTGGCTTCCCCGCACCCATCGACGTGACCCGTGGCCCGTCCATGGCTGAGGCGTTCGAGGTGTACGGGAGCGCCCCGGCGAGGTCAACAGCGTCCGTCTCCCCCGCCGTGTACGTCTTCGCACCGCCCGCCGCCATGCCCGCTTTCGCTTTCGCGGCCTGGGCGTTGTGGTAGGCGATCAGGCCCGCCAGAGCGCCCTGCTGGCCACCGGAGGCACCCGTCGCGGTCCCGTCGGCGTGCTTGCCGGCGTAGCCCTTCCCCTGCGGGGTGATGGTGCCGATCTTCATGCCCGAGGACTTGTGCTGCGCGGTGATCGCGCCGGGGCCGGTGCGGGACAACTGGACGTCGGCCGCGCCACGCACTACTGGCATCCTGCGGGGTGTGGCCAAGTCGATCGCCTCCGAGTCGTTCGCGTGGGTCTGGACGGAGGCCTGGGCGGCCTTCAGGGTCTTCTTGGTGGCGATCTGCCGGCCGGAGCCGTCGCGGACGACGTACCCGTCAGCTCCGCGGGTGATCGTGTAGGCGTTGGAGCGGGCGGTCCAGGTGCCGGGGCCACTCTTCGGCCAGTCAAAGTCGCTTTTCGCCTTCTCCGCGTCGCCCGCCGGCGCGTGGAGCCGTTTCGGCCGCGGTTTCGCCTTGTACGGGACACCCATCGCCCGCGCGGCCATTTCCTTCTTGAGCTCGGTCAGGTGGAACGCCGCCGACTTGTCCGTCGTCGCATTGATCGCCGCGCCGAGGTGGTTGATCGCGTCGGCGTGGCGTCCCTCAGCGTCGGCTTTCTTTGCCAGGGCGATGTGCTTGTCCGCTCCGCCGCCGACCTTGATCCAGCCGTGCTCGTAGCCTTTCGGGCCGACCAGCTCGATCGCGTCGCCGTCGTTCGCGGCCTGGAACGCCCACGTCCCCTTGACGCCCGGTGCGTTCGTCGCCTTGAGCTGCCTTGCCCGCTTCACGATCAGGGCCTTCAGCGCCGGCCACTTGGACGGGTCGACGCGGCCCTTCGCCCGGATCGCCTTCTTCAGGTAGGCGACGTTGGGGATGGGTGCGGTGCCGTCGCTCAGGGCCTGTCCGGCGGCGGCGAGCTTCTTCCGGCCGGCAGCACGCTGCGGGGCGGGGGTCTTCACTGCGGGCCTCCCTCTTGCGCCTTAGTCGGCTTGCGTGTGGTGCTACCACCTGTTAGGGTGGTGCTACCACCGAATGAGGGAGCGGGAATGACCAGCAAAATCGAATGGCTGAAGAGTGGTCCGGACACCTGGACCGCAAGGTCCAACGCCTACGTGATCACTGTCCCCGCGGGCGGCCTGTTCGAGGTCAGGGACGGCCACGGGCGCGTGCTCGCCGACAACATTGAGCGACTGTCGCGCGCCAAGGCATTCGCCCAGACCGACCAGGACCGGAACGCCCGGTGACCGACCGGCACCTGACCAAGCCGAAGGCCGTCCGCATGCCGGGCGGCCTCCTGGCATGGTACGAGCGGTACGCCCCGGCCAACGGCACCAACGTCAACGCCGCGATGGTCCAGGCGCTGCAAGAGTTCAGGGAGCGTAACGAGGAGGGGCATCAGTGAGCCGATGGAAGCGGAGACCAGCACCGGAGCCGGAGGCGCCACGCGGGGTGCGTATCCGGCACGCTGACGGGCGCGTGACTGAATGCGCCATTGTGCGCGACCCGGAGGACAGCCCGGAGGGGCTCACTCAGTGGATCGCGGAACCGCCACCGGGGACGGTGTTCACTCCGGGGGCCGACGAACTGACCGTGGAACTGCTGCCGGCGCGTTCGGACCTGACGTTCCGGGTGGACCTGCCGGACGGGTTTCAGCCCGGCTGAGCGGCTGTCAGCCGATCGCCTGCCTGCCAGTCGAACCCCGGTGGAGGCAAGGTGGACGCACGGACCACGGCACGCTCCGCCGCCTGCATCGCGTTGATGGCCCTCGCCGCCTGACCGGGGGTGTCGTACCGGGACAACTGCGGTTCGGCGGGAACGAACTGGCCACCCTCACGGCGGCCTGGCGGGACACGCTCAGCGGACATGGGGGCACCGAGCTCGATTCCCTCAACGCCGTTCCAGGTGAGGGTCATGGCGGCACCGTCCTCGTTCGCGTGAGCGTGGGCGGCGGCACGCAAGGCGTCCATGTGCGCTATGGCCTTCGCGGCGGCAGCCTGCACATCGGGGTGAACATGCCCCTTACCGCCGCCAGTTCGGCCCTGAGCCCAGTTCTGCACTAGGCCGTAAGCCATCCTGATCGCCTGCGAGCGCGTTTTGGCGGTACCGCTTCGCAGCAAGGCGTGAGCGACGTTCTGGATGTACGGATCGAGCTCGGCGCCCTTCATGTGCCACAGGCCAGGCCCGGACGGTGACCCGAACGGATGCGGCACCGTGGACGCGGTAGCGGTCTGCGCGGTCAAGTCAACGGTTCCGGCGGCATCGTTTGCCAGCTTCGCGCCTTTCGGCACCAGTTCCAGCTTCACGTGCGTCACCCCGCCGCGCTTGGTCGCGCTCACGACCCTGAAACTGGAGCCCGGCGGCAGCACCAACTCGCGGACCGACCCGGCCGCCGCCCGGGTGCCAGCAGGCAGGATGATCTCCGCCTGCGCTTTGGATGCGGCACGGCCGACCGCCCCGGCGTCGTCGTTCACCGACACCGACGTAAAGCCCTTGTCGGTGATGGTCTCGCCGGGGGTCAGGGCACCGAACTGGCCGGCGTCGAAACCCCGGTAGACGGTGGTGTCATGCGGCAGCGGCGGTGCCTTGGCGATGGCCTTCGTCAGGTTCTTGCTGGCCTGCCGTGCCCTGGTCAGGTCCGCGTCGCTGGCGTGCTCACCGCTCTTGAGCGTGTCTGCGTCCATGCCGCGCAACTGGCCGTTCATCAGCGCGAACCCCGGCGACTGGTAGAACCGCATCGCCTTGTCCTCGGCAGGCGTCAGGCCGTCGCGCCACGCTTTGAAAGCGTCCAGCGTGGAACCCGCGCCACCCGTCTTGGGTGCGGCGGCCTTGGGCACGCCAGGGGCCTTGCCGTCCGCGCCGACTTTGATCCAGCCGTGAACGTAACCGTGCGGGCCCACCAGGTCAACGACATGCTGGCCGCCGTCCACTAATTCGTCCTGCGGCTATGCACGTCGTCCCACGGCCCTGTCGCTGTCTTCGCCGTCCCCACCCACGCCGTCACCGGCTGCCCGAGCGCCGCACACGCCAGCGCCCGCGTATGCCCGTCCACAAGACGCAGCAGGGCGGTACCGGGACGGCGGACCGCGACCACCGGCTTCCGGGTGCCCGAGCGGATCCGGGCGACGAACGCGGCGATCTTGGCCTTGTCTTTCGCGGCCAGCGCCCAGTTCGGGTCAGCGGTGCTGCGGTCGATCTGCCGGAGCGGCACCATCACCGGCTGCGATCCCCATGCGACGTCATCGACCCAGCCGAGCGCCCCGGGCGGGTAGTCGCGGGCCAGTTGGAGCTTGACCTCTTGCGCCGTGGTCAGCTTCTGGGGTACGGCGAGCGGGGCGTGGGCGTCGCTGACGGGCTGCACGGACGGAGCGGCCACAGGTCACCGCCCGGTCCTACGATGAGCGGATGATCGAGAACGTGGATATCCAGTACTTCAGCAACAGCGGCACCTGGACGAAGCCGCCCGGCGCGGTGCGCGTGGATGCCCTCATGCAGGCCGCTGGTGCTGGGGGCACCTTGGACAAGGATGGTGGCGACGGCGAGCTGGCCGTGAAGTCAATCCCGGCCAGTGAGCTACCCGACGAGGTGGCTGTCGAGATCGGGCGCGGTGGCCGGGGTGGCAGCGGTGGCGGGCATGGCCGGGACGGGTACGCGCTGATCCTCACACACCTGGCTACGGAGCGGCCCGCCTAGTCGTCGCTGTCGTCCCGGCCTGCTCATGCCATGTCCGCTATCGTCCCAGCGTCCTCGTACACGACGGGCTTCCCATCCGGCCACGCATCCGCTCTCGCGTCATGAGGGTCGTCGCCATGCCATACGAGGTGAGGGTGCAGCAGCCGCATGTGGTCGGCGATCCTTGCGAACGGGACACGCTCAAGGCACAGGTGGCACGTCACGCGGGCAGGTTCACCGCCCCGTCTACGATGAGCGATGTGAGCATCTGGGGTAAGCGCGTGCGGCTCCAGGGTGGCCATCTGGCGCACTGGGCCGGAGGAGACCAGGACGGCGCAACGCTTCTCGCCCACGGCGACTTCGCCTGGACTGACCGCCTCATGCCGGCCAGCGATGACACGCCCGAATGCACGCGTTGCGCCCGCCGGCTGCCCGCGCTGGAGCACATGGTGCGGCGTGCCACCGAGGATGGCGTCATCCCGCCTAGCGCAGCACCTCAGCGTCCTTGAACGGCTTCACGGGGATGCATCTGCACGAACTTCCGTGAACCATCCCGGGAAACGCCGGGTGACCCTCGACGATGGGCGGCCGGTCAGCGTGGAAGTTCTTCCCGCTGGCTTTGGCGCAGCCGGGCGTGCACCGCTTGTCCTTGATCGCCTGCCAGCCGAGCAAGTTCCCATACGTGGCCGCCGCGCCATCTACCGCTGAGGCTGCCTGAACGCGCCCCGTGCTGGCCTGGACGTGGAGCGCCATGAAACGCCGCTCCGTGGCCAGCGCGTCCCGGATCGCGGCCATCACCGGCTGATCCTTCGACCGTGCCGCCACGATGGCCTGCTGTGTCCGCCGCGCCGCGTGGAGAAAGAACGACGCCCGCCGGGCCAGATTCGCGCGGATCGCCCATCGCTGCGCCGGGCCGGTCCCCTCCATCGCCTCATGCGGCCACGAGGCCACCAGGGCGGCTGTGGCGGACAGGGCGGCACCGGAGATCCCCGCAGCCTTGAACGGGGCCCGCAGAGCGCCTGTGAGGGCCTGCGCGGTCCAGTAGGCGGCCAGAGCGGTGACGATGAGAGCCACGAGGTGGTCGTCGTCCTGGGGCTGCTGCTGGGCCTGCTGGGGTGGCGGCTGGGTTTGCGGCGTGGCAGCAGGTGCGGTCATCAGCCCTCGCCTGCCAGCGCGTCCAGGATGAGTTCCTGCTCAAGCTTCTCGTAGTCGGGGACGGGGCTGTAGGCGGTCTTGCACTTTGGGCACAACTTGTAGTCGAGGTAGTCGTTTAGGACGGCATCGCAGCACAATGAGCGGTGCATCAGCTCGAAATGCTCCTGCGACTGGCGGCAGACCTCCGGACTCCACCAGTACGGCCAGTAAGACGGCCTCACGATAGCGACCCTACGCCTTCGTGCTGGCGCCCATGTTCGGCACGGAGTACGGCTGCGTCACATCCTCCGGCAACGGCTGCGCGCCCGCCTTCGCCAGCGCTTCCTTCGCGATCTTCGCCGCCGCCGCTGTCCCGCCCGCCAGATGACCCAGCGCCGCCGCCGACTGGGGCGGCATCCCCGGCGGGGCCTGCGCGACCGCCTGGGATTCCCGGTCCTTCGCCCCCTGCTGCACGATCTGGGTCACCGCGTCCACGTCCAGGTTCAGGAACGTGGCCAGCCGTTCCGTGATGATGTCCAGGATCCCCGCCGGCACCTGCAGCGCCGGAGCCACCGCCAGAGCCTGGAACAAGGTAACCAGCTGCGACCCGGACTCATCGGACAGGGCACCGAACGTGAACCGGGGGTAGGACGCGCCCGGCCCGAAGTTCAGGGTCACCAGCGGGGCGATGACCTCGTGGGTGATGGACTCGGCGATCTCCAGGGAGATGGCCTGCCGGGACTTGAGGAAGAACGCCGACTGGTCCTGGGACAAGGCGAGGGAACCGCGGCCCAGCGAGGCCAGCGAGGACAGGCCCGTGAAACCGGCGAGGACGGAAGCGGTCTGCCACGTCTCCAGGAAGGACAGGGCGTCGGCGAACTGGCTCGCACCTTTCGTGCCGCCGGACTCCAGGATCTCGAAAGACTTCGCGCCCTGCGGGTCACGAGCGAACCCCACCACGCCAGAGGACCGCAGCGAGGCGATGTCATCGGCCTTGGCGTTCGCCTCGCGCTGGTCCTGGCCGTATACGACGACTTTCGGGAGTGCCTGCTGCTCGAGGAAGCTGTACCAGAGCCAAAGGATCTTGGTCTTGGTCATGTATGCCCAGTGGCAAAGCTCCAGCTCAGATGTGCCGGTGAGCGGTTGCCGGTGCTTCCCGTTGATGTGGACCAGCGATCGAAGCTGGCTTATGTCCACGTAGCCGGGAGTCTTGCTTTGATCCTTGGTAATGACCTGGCCGCCCCAGAGCCATTTTTGCTGGCGGTAGCCATCAAGCGCGCCGGTCTGCGCGTTCCGCTTCAGCTCGCAGGTGGAGGCGGGACGGAACGCGAGCTTGTCGTAGACGACCGCCCCGTCCTTCTCGCGGATGGCGAAAACTTTCTCATGGAACGATTTCCGGTACACCTGACTGCTCGTGATCTGGCCGATCACTTCCTGTAGCGGGGTCTTCATCCCACCCGAGGTGTGCGGCGCGAACAGCACCGAATGGCACAGCTCAGCTTCGCCAGCGTCGTGCTTGCCCGGCTCGATCGCGCGGCTGGCCTGCCGGATCGGGAGCGTAAGCACGGCTTCGAGTGCTGCTGCCTGGCCGTCTCTTTCCAACATAACCGCAAAATCTCGCGCATCAATCTGACCATAATCGAACACGTCCCCGGACTGGCCGAACAGCCCGAACGAGCGTTGCCCGATATCGAACTCGGTCCCGACCTCGCCGCGCATAAGGTCGGCTCGCGTGGCGGGCTTCAGGTCAGGGAAGGCAACGACACGGGCCCTTTGCGGGTCGGGAGCCACGAGCGCCCCCCTTGCCGCTAGAACAGGGTGTCTCCCTGCTTCTCGGCCCGTAGCCGTGCCTTCGTCCGGAGTATCTTCTCGGTGACTCCGGGTGGCCGGGGCCTGCCTCGCATCGTCGCGCTTATCCGCTGCCGGATCTCAGCAGGCATAGGGCCGGTCTTCTTGCCGAAGTTCGGCTGCGCCTCGCGCATCTTCCGGCGTGTCTCTTCCGAGTGATGCTTGCCCGCCATACCGATGTCGCTACGCCCCTTGAGCGCCTCGCTGATCTTCCGCAGGTGTTCGTCGGTGCGCTCGTTCAGCGCGTACTGGGACAACTGCTCACGATGCTCAGCGGACATTGGGCGACCGCCGAGGTCATACGCCCGGTGGCATTTGATGCACATGGGAACGTAGTCGTTCCAGATGTCCATGCCGTCGGTCTCATGCAGCCGTGCCCAGTGAGCGGCCGACTCGCCACACTTGACGCACTGCTGGAGGCTGGCACTGCCCCGCGCATGCTTCATGCGGTGGTGCAGGTTGTTGTACTCCTGGCTACCCGTTGGGTAGCGGCCATCCGCAGGAGGCGGAACCCAGCTGCGAAGCTTCGGCAGGACGTAAACCGCCCGCAGTACCTCAATATGCGCCAGCAGGTCCGCACCGGGGCGGAACCATTCGACGGGTCCGCTTCCGCGCCCGTTCCCAGTGCCCCGGCGACGGGATAGCCGGTGTTCGGCAAACTGCTCGTGCCGCTGGGTCTCCAGATCGTAGGAGCCGGGCTCGACTGCGAGAAGTTCCTCAATGCCCTGCGCACTCAGGCGCGTCCGGGCATTGGTGGTGGTCCCGATCTTGATCAGGCCATCACGCCGACCGTAGTAGACGATCGGGTCATGGGTACGATTGCTCACGGCGGTCTGTCCTGTCAGATCGTCCATGCCCGGGGGTGATAAAGGGTGTTCCTGCACCCTCACCCGCCGGGGTTTTTCGTACCTTTATTCTAGCAGGTCAGCGCTAGTTTGAGACGCCGACGTGCGCTAGGCCAGGCATGCCGCGCAGCACATTTGCCGGAGTGCAAGTGTCGGTCGCACCGTCTGGGGCAGGTTCGATCAGCCCGGCACCCAGCAGCGCCACGGTCGATGGCTTGGACGGGTCCAGGGGCAGCACGCCGCCGCTCGGGCAGAACCACGTGGCGATGGGGCTGCGGACCGTCAGTTCCGTCAGCGCCGTGTACAGGACGGTGGCCACGTCACAGGCCGCCCGTGCCGCACGCATGACAAAAACCTTTGAACACGCGCGTCTTCGGGTGCTTGCACACCTGGACGGGTGGCCGGTCGGTGAGGACCGCGGCGGGGATGACGGCGCCGGGATCGGCGGACGGGTCGATGACAGCGGCGACCGCCTCCGCGAGCGGGGAGAGGCGCAGGCCGATCGCACCGAGGATCCACGCCGACCGGGACTCATCCCCGCGCACCTCATCGACAGCGGCGAGGACGGTATCTGGGACCGTGACCTTCACGGGGACGGTCACGGTACCTCCCTGGTGCGACCTGCGGAAACGTGGCACCCATACGCGCCGGTAACTTACCGCCATGACCTGACGTTGGGGCGTTCCGGTCTGCCGTCGTCGGCTTGCGGGGCGAAACTGTCAGCCGACCAGTTGTCCTCGCGGTCGTAGTCCTGGCCGAGACGGGCACGCATCCTCGTAGCCGGATCCTGGGTCATGCGCTCGAGTTCGTCGTGGACAGCCCAGTGGCGGGCGGACGGCTTGTGGGGCATCGACCGGGACCAGTACGCCATCGCGCAGGCATCGCCGTCGTCAGTGCTGCGGCCGAGGCGCTTGGCGATCTCGTCTTTGGACTCGACGGCGATCTTCCCGGCCGAGGTGACCTTCCACTGCGGTGCCGACAGGTCACCGAGGAGCATCTCGTCGTCGGGGAGACACAGATTCGAGCCTGCCGAGGGGTCGAGCTGCTCGCGGAGTGACCAAAGGGCTGCGCTGCGGCTGTTGCTGTAGGAAAACTCGCCAGTCACGTCCAGGCGGTCGGTGCCGGCGCTCGCGTTGAACGCCTGGACCTTGTGGCCCATCTCCCGGAGCCGGTCCACCACACCGGCGCCGATGCCGATGACATCCACGATCGCGGTGCGGGCGGCGTCAGCGGCGAGGACACCAGCCACACGGCCCGTCGTCTGCATGGTGTCTTCCTTGACCGACCGGCGCAGTTCCGTCAGCACGTGGCCGTTGCGGACCGCCAGGACGGTTTTGTCCTGGCCGAACCTGGCCACGTCCACGCCGACGGTGCGGGGATAGTCCAGTTCGGTGCCCGGCCGCCCGGCGAGGTCCCATTCGAGCCAGCGTTCCACGGCGGCCTCAGCCCACGCCAGCGGGATCACGCTGTCCTCGTCGCCGGCGTGGAACTCGCCGAGGACCCGGTTGACGTAGATGGACGACTCGGTGCCCCACTGAAGGGCGCGCTGTGCCGCCCAGTCCGGGGAGATCCTGCCCGCGGCCAATGCTTCGTCGAGGGTGACGTGGCGGGCGTGCCAGTCCTCATAGCCGGGGCGGCGGGACTGAATGTCGTAGAACCGGCCCTGCGGCGGGCCCGGCGTGGACAGGGCGAGAGCGAACGCCTCGCCGGTACCGGAGAACGCGCCCTCGCAGGCGTCGAACGTGCCCGCCGGGATGGCTTTGGCCTCGTCGTAGACGAACAGCAGCGAGTCGGCGTGCGCGCCTTCGATGAGGGCTGGTGTAGTACAGGCGGCGGCCGAGAGGGCACCGTGGTTCAGGCGCAGGTTCAGGTTCAGGAGTTCCTGACGGGTGAACGGGTGGCCGTCGCGGACAACATCCCACCGCAGCCGGCCGGCCCACTTGTGGAACTCGGGAAGCAAATAATTGATCAACTGCCGCCAGGCGCCGGCGGTGGCGACCGCTTTCCAGTCCACGCCGGCGGCGTCGCGGGTGAGCGCGAACCACAGCATCACCCATGCGGCGAGGCTGGACTTGCCCAATCCGTGCGGGCCCCGGACAGATGTGCGCCGATGGGCGGGGACACCGCCGATGATCTCCCGCTGATACTCAGTCAGGCCACCGTCGTCGCGCCAGTCGATGCAGTTGTCCAGGAACCCGAGCGGGTCATCGTAATACTTCGCCACACCCGACTTGATCCGCGCCGCACGCTGCTGAAGTTCCCGCAGGTAGCGGAGACGCTCAGCCGGTGCCTGTATGAGCGGGATCGTTGGTGGCAAGATCTGCCTCCAGGCGCGCGATGTTGGCCTCAACCGCGTCCGAGGTGATCACTTCCACCCGGGACTGCACCGGCGCGTCGTAGCCGAAGATCTTGCTGCGCTTCTCGATCAGCCGCAGGATCACCGTTGAGTGCACCGCGACCGGGCCGTCATCCAGGACATCCTTGAACACGGGGATCGTCTTCCCGTCCGCGTCGAGGCGCTCGATCCCGTCCGCGTCAATCTCAATGCCGACGAACCGGCGGACCACCCGGCCGTTGGACACGGCGACGTGGGGGCGTTCCAGGGCTTCCCAGTTCTTCTCGATCAGCCGGTCGAGACGCTCAAGATCCTGCCGCTTCGCCTGCTCGGCGCCCTCGATGGGGATGGACGCGAACGCACGCTGGACCGCTTCGCAGGCTTTCCCCGACCCGGCGAACCCGAGCTCGCCGGCGATCCGCTGGTAAGTCCAGCCCTGGCCGTGGAGTTCCGCCGCCCGCATGTCACGGGCGGCGGACTCGCGGGTACGGCGGTACTGGCCACGGCCGTTACGTGCTCCCGTGGCCATGTTTCTACCTCCGTACTGGGGTCAATTGGAGGTGCCGGGCGTGGCGGTCGTGGCACCGCCGCCAGCGTCAGCACCCGAGGCCGGCGCGGCGGGCGTGCTGGCACCTTCAGCGGCGGGCGTGCCCGGGGTCAGCACCAGGGAGGCAGCCGCACCAGCGGTGACGGTGATCAGGTCCGAGGCGGACAGGGTGCCGTCGGTGACGGAGACCGTCGCGGTGCCGGGGGCGACCGCGGCGTACACGCATGACATGCCGTCCGCAGCCGGGGTGACGGTCACGACGGCGCCGTTGTCGTCGGCGGACCAGGTGAGCGTGTCGGATACGGGGGCACCCTTGTCGTCCTCGGCCTGGACGGAGTACGAAACTTCCTGGTCGTCGGTCATGGTGACAGACATGGGGTCTCCTGTGCGCTTAGTGGGGTGGTGGCGGGCTGGGTCGCCCTGCTCGAAGGTCGTGGGTGCCACGGCCAGGATGAGGCGTGCCGGGCGGGCGTGGAGCCAGCGGGTGAACCGGTCGGCGGCGTCAAGGACGTCTTCGGCGGGGAAGGCGGTGTCACGGCCGGTGTGGAGCTCCACGGCGAGCTGGAGGGCCTCGAACCGGTAGTCGTCGATCACGCGGGGACGCTCCCGTCGTGGGCCGGCTCGGGTGCGGTCATCGTGATCGGCATGGCGTGACACCAGCACACGTCAAGGGGGCCGAGGTGGGCGAGCGGCGGGTAGATGCTGCGGGTCACCGCATGCTCCAGGCGGGGCCGGGTGACCGCCGGGTCGGACAGGGCCGCCTTGTAATGCCCTGTGCACACCGCGCACCAGAGGCGTCCCGGCCACGGCTGGGGCAGTTCAGCGGACCGGAGCATCAGCGGCCGATGGTGGGCCCAGGCGGGGAAGGCCAGGAACAGGCGGCGACGGGACAGCTGGCGTGTTCCGGCCATGCCACCTCTGGTCCTCGCGGCGCTGAGGTTCCTGCGGGCAGCAGATCAGGGCAAGCCAGGACGCCAGGACGAACGCGGCGATGACGGCATGGAGCAGCACGAAGGTGACCGATCAGGGGCGGGGACTGGGCCGGGTGATCTGCCCTGAGCTTAGTGGTCAGGCGGCTGCGGAGAGTGGCGGAGGCGTGTCGCGGCGGCCACGTTTCCGGGTCGCGTACTCGGCCTTCTGCACCTCTACCGGGTCATACAGGGGCTTGCGGCCTTCCCGCAGGGCGACCGGCAGCCAGCAGCGCCGCTTCTCCCCGCCGATGGTCACGATGTAGCCGCGAGTGGCCCAGAGTGTGACGGCGTTCGGGCCGACCCCGGCGAGTTCGGCGGCCTGGTCGCGGTCGATGAGACCGTCTCCCCGGGTGATTCGCATGGGCACCCCCCGGACAGCAAGAAGGCCCCGGCCGGGATCTCTCCTGGCACGGGGCACATCTGTTCTCGTGGTTTTTAACTTACAGTGCCTTGGACCCCTCCGGCAACGGTACGTATCTTTCACGCCACGCTGGGCAGGTTCTCCAAGGTCGCGGGGACCTTGACCCGGTGCCGTTCGTACGCCGCGCACAACGCCGTCCACTCCCGGTAGGTTTCCTCGCTCATCCGGTCCCCGCAGCGGGCACACTCGGTCCACGCGCCCGGCTCGTCTACGTCCGACGGCAGTTCCGCCCGGTACACGGCCCGCCATCCGCAGCCGTCCGCCCGGCACGGCACCCCGACCAGTTCCTCCGGTTTGGCTTTCGTCTCCCCCAGTGTGGCACGGGCCAGATACCGCAGGTTCATGATCTCCATGCCCGCGTCGCCGCCGTCCAGGTCGACAACGATCTCAGCGAACGCAGCATGGACGACGCCGGGGGTGTCGTCGGGGAAGGCGGCGAGGTCGCGGATGTCCACGGAGCGGGTCATCGGCTCGGGCGGGAGGGCGATGAGGGCGGCGACCCGTTCGGCCATGACATCCACGGCGCGCTGGACGGCGTACCCGTCACGGCGGTACCCGGCGGGGAAGGTGAGGCTGGCGGCAGCGGCGACCCGCTCATGCCATGAAGTCAGGGACTCGGCGATGAGCCGCATGAGGGCTTCGACGTCGACCCGGAGCGGGACTCTGGGGCCGAATGGGACACGGATGGATGAGACCCGGCCGGACGGGTTGCCGAGCTCGGCGCCCAAATGGGCGTACTGGGCGGGGAGTTCGGTGAGGCTGCGTTCCACGAGCGTGGCGTCCCGGGCGCAGAACGGCCGGGGCCCGTAGGAGGGTTCACGGCGGCCGGAGCCGTCGGGGGTGTCGTGGACGACGGTCGACGACGAGCACCAATCGCCCCTCCTGCACGCTTGCCGGCCATCCTCATCACGGTCAACCATGCGCCCCATGATGTATCCGGCCGCGCGCCATAGCCAACACGGCGCGCGGTCGGACGATCACCGCAGGTCACGAAGCTGTCGCCGTCTTTCGGCTGCGATTACGCCGCAGATTCCTGATGCGCATGCACTTCCGGCAAGTTCGGCCACGCCCGTTTGGGAACTGATACGTATTCTCGGGGGTCATGTCATGTCCGCGTCGACATTTGTCTTCGAGATGCGCCGCCACGTCTAGGGATGCACCGCGATACACGTTCTCGCGGTGCGTAACAGGCTCTAGGTGGGCCGGATTCACGCATGGCGGATTGCGGCACAAGTGATCAAGATCCATGCCCTCAGGGATTGGGCCGACAAATTTCTCGTAGCTGAAGCGATGAGCACCGACGCGCTTCCCGCCTAGTAGTGCCAACTGTCCATATCCAAGGTCGTTCTTGCACGCTTGCCACTCCCAGCATCCGCTAGGTACCTTTTCGACCACGTCCATGAACCGCTCCCTGATCGGAAGCTTGGCGGGCGGAAGGGCACCTTGTTTTTTCAAGCGGTAATGACAGGGGCCGCAGTAGCCGCGCCGTTTAGCCGGATTGGTGCAGATCTCATCAAGACAGATACCCTTGGCCACGTCGACTCCTAACCAGTCGGCCACTCCCGGGGCAGTTCGCGCTGCCGCCGGGGCTTTTCGAATAGGTACCTATTATCGCACGTCAGCCTCAGTTCCAGGCGTTCTGCGGGCCGGGCAGCCCGTACGCCTTCACGCCGGTCGTGTAGGCGACCGTGAGCAGCCCCCGGATCATCTGCCCGCTCAGGTGCTTGCCCGGCGGGTAGAAGTTCTCCTCGATCACATCCGGCTTGCTGCGGGTCTTGGTGGCGGCCCACATGCGCCCGTGGACATCCGCGCAGTAGGCGAAGGCGGACTCGATCGCGTCGGGCCGCTGGTGGAAGGTGCGGCCGAGCCGGTCCCGGTCGAACTGCTCCCGCTCCGTCTCACTGGCGTCCGGTCCCGGCGCGATAACGCCGAACCCCTCGATTTGCAGCAGGTAGGCGTACGCCGGGTCTCCGGGGTTCTTCTCCAGCTCCTCGCGGGCGATCTTGGCCATCAGTGCCGGGTAGTCAGGCGGGTCAATTCCCGGGTCAATGGCCGCGTAGGTGCCGGGGCGCAGGCTCTCCCCGTCCCAGTGCAAGGTCATGAAGCAGTGCAGCGAGTCCCACTCGGTGTGGTCCTCGATGGCTTTGCGGGTCGCGGCGGCGAGCACTTCACGTGGTGGCGTGGTCACGGTCGTATCCTCTCGCTGTACCACTGGGGAATGTAGGCGGCCTTGTAGAAGCGGCGCTTGGGCCGGCCCTCGGGCTGGTCTTCCCACCAGTCCTCGATCCAGCCGGCCTTCAGCATCCTGTTCAGAGCCGGGTAGACGGTGCTAGTGCCGTAACCGGTCTGCTCGCAGATGGAGAGCCCCCACGCCGGGGATCCGGGGGGCGCGTCCAGGATCACGCGCATGACCGCGCTGATGGCCGGGGTGACGCGCAGTTCCCTGCTCACCGGAAGACCTGCCCGGCGAGGTGCGCGGGGATAGCGAGCCCGGTGCCAGCATCCCGCCACGCCAGGAACGCGAGCGCGGCCATCAGCAGCGGGGTGACGACCCAGTGCTCGGCAACCTTCCCCGTCGTGAACCGCAGGCCCTCGGGCAGCAGGTGGTATTCCCGCATGGTCCCGGGCCACAGCAGCGGGCAGCCGCTCACGGTGAGCATGTCCCCGGCGATGTGTGTCCCGGCTCCTAGTGCGGCGGCGATGGGGACGAACGCCAGCCCGTACCCGGTCGCGCACATCGCCGCGGCCCCGGCGCAGCCGAGCAGGTTCCCCGCGTGGCCGCCGATCCGCAGCGCGTCCATGGCGGAGGTGAGGCCGACGGCGAGGATGACACCGAGGGCGATCCGGCCGGGCAGTGTGTGCCGGGACAGGCACGCCAGCCACGCGACGGCGGTGAACGCGGCGACCCCGACGGCACTGTGCGTTCCATGGCGATGCCCGCCGGAGACGAGCCGCACGAACCAAGCGAAGGCTTCGGTGACGAACCCGAACGAGCGGGCCTCCGTACTGCCGCAGCTATCGAGGTCGTTGGCGAGGGCGTAGGCGGCGGTCAGGCCAGCGAACAGGGCCAGCGGGGCGGCAGGCTCGTGCATGAGCAGCGAGCCGACCGCTGTGCCTGCGACCAGGCCCGATGCGGCGTGTGTTCTACCGAGCAGCGGACTCACCTGCCGGGCCGAGGACTGCCAGCATCGACTCGTAGACAAGCTCGGCCTTATACGGGTCCACCATTGCCAGCATCTTGAGCAGGGCGACCACGGCCTTAAAGTCCTTTGCCTTGATCGCCGCCGGGATGCCCTGCATGATCTGGTCGGCAGTGAACTCAGCCACCGGCCTGCCCCCCCTCGCCGTCCGCCACCCCGGAGATGGCCGCCGTGATCTGATGCAAAGCGGCCAGTGACTCGCGCGCACTCCCGAACCTTGCGGCGGACCTGTCGGCCTCTATCCGCGCCCACATGGCGGCGTCTCCGGGCTTGCCCTCGTGGCGGCCATACCCGACACGCAGGCGTCCCGCCTCAGCTTCGGAAGCGAGCCAGTCCACGAGCTGAGTCAGCAGTTGCGGCATCCGCCGGGCCAGCGTTTCCAGGCTGGCGATCACGCGGTCCAGGTCTTGCGGGCTGGCGATCGCGGCATGCGGATCATCGAGGGTGGCCACGTTCAGGTAGCGGATCTTCCCGGCGGCAGTGTCCGCCGCTTCGATGGTGCGGTCTGGGCTGTACGGTCCGCCCGGTTCCAGGTCGGTCATGATTCCGTCTCCAATTCCCCGAACAGCCCCGTGACCTCGCCCGGCTCAAGGAACCGGTCACGCAGGTCTTCACCCATCCCGGCCGGGAGCCTGTAGTCCCTGCATGCGGCACCGGCGGGGATGAGGTACAGGCCGCTGAGACGGTCCAGCGCCGCCAGGAAAGTGTCCGCTTCGGTGATGGCACCGCCGAGAAGGTTGCCGTTGATGGTGAAAGTAACCAGCCAGAAGGTCACGACCCGCTCCCTATGGTCATCGCGGTGGCCCACAGGCAGGCGATGTGCCACGCCTGGTCCAGTGAATGCGCGCCGGTGCCGAGGACCGGATTGTCGTCCCGGCCTTCCCTCGGCGCACCGAGCATCCAGAAGCCGCGGTGGCCGGTCGCGAACGCGAGCCTGGGCAGCCCGTGCGGGCCGCTGATGTCGCGGCGGTCCGCCCAGTAGTGGGAGGCGGCGTCGGCGGCGAGAGCCATGGTGGCGCGGCGCCAGGAGAGACGGTGGCCGGTGGCGTGCAGGGCAGCCAAGGCGGTCACCTTGCATGCGGTGAGGCCCGCGACGTGCGCCGCGCACGCCTTGCGTCCCGGTGACCCGGGGAGGCCCTTGTCGCGGGCCTGGGTGTCTGTCTGCACCCAGTAGTCGCCGACGTGGTGCGCGGCGAGCAGGGCCGCGAAAACGTCGCCGGTGGTGGCGTTGGTCATGACTGGTCATCTCCCGCGTCGTCGTTGGTGCCGACGGCATGCTCGGCGGCCTCGTACGCTTCGGCGGGGGTGCCACGGTGCAGGTCGGCGTCGCGCCGGGTCGCTTCCATGCGCATGTAGTCTTCCGCGAGCCGCAGCCGGTCCTCCATCAGCGACCGGTGGAAGGCGAGGTCAGTGGTCTTCTCCTCCATCTCCGCTCTGCGGTCCAGGGCGGCGGTCGCGTCCCGCAGGAGCCTGGCCGCCTCGTCCAGGTAGCCGGGGCCGGCGCTCACGACTGCGTCTTCCGGAGACTGCCGGCCGCCGAGGCGACGCTGATGTTCACCACGTCCGTCAGGAATCCGTCGGTGATCCGCGAGCGGTAGACGGCCTCCAATCTGGATCGCAGCGCCTCAGCTCCGCCGCCGGCCACTCCGCCGACGTCCGGGCCGAACGCGATGAGCATGATTCGCACGGCGGTCGCCTCGGGCAGGTCGTAGCAGCCGGCCAGCGCCACCGCGGCGTCGTCCACTGCTGCCGGGATAACGGCGTTGCCGTCACCGGGCATCTCGTCGGTGTGGTGCGGGCACTGGCAGGTCTCCCCGGCCGGGTCGGTGCATTCGCTGTGCCAGCCGATGGAGCACTGCCGGTTGCGGTGGTGGTCGTACGGGCTGCGGCCGGTCCGGCCGGCACCCGTAAGGCGGTCCGTGTAGGCATTGACGTTTTCGCCGTCCAGCGCAGGCGGCGGAGCCGGATACCAGCGGCCTCGCTCAACTTCCGTTGCGGTCATGATGCTCTCTCCTCGGTCAGGCCTGCGGGTACCACTGCTTGTCGTAAACGTGCTCGCGCCAGCGGCGCCACGGGTCGTTGCTGATCCCGACGTAGAGCAGATTCTCGTGCTCGTCATAGAAGCGGTACAGGGCCGTCCGCTGCTCGGATGCGCTGATCACGGCCGATCACCATCGCCGCCTGGCGGCACGGTGGCGAGTTCGCTCTTGAGGAGCTGGCCCCAGCGCTCACTCATGCCGACCCGCGGGCCGAGCTTCGCCCCGCTGATGCCCGGCTCGGCGTCAAGGATGGCCAGCGCTTCAGCCCGCGCATCCACATCGTCCGGCACCTTCGCTGCGGGGTCGTTTGCGCCCTTGTTGCGGGCCGCAGTTGCGGGCTTTTTCGCCCCCGCATTGCGGGCTCGTTTCGCCCCCCCGGTTGCGGCCAGTTTGCGCTCCAGCGTTGCGGCCCTTGCGGTCGCCTCTGCGGCCTGCCGTTGCGCCTCATTCCGCGCCACCCGTTCCGCTTCGAGTGCGTCCCGCAGCGCCGTCCGATCGTCGGCCGCATCGGCCTCTGCGGCGAGACGCCGCGCCTCCCGCGTGGCGCGCTCCGCGACCTTGACGGCCTCTTCCCGGTCCATGTGACGGAGATGGATCAGGACCGCGATGAGGGCGAGCACAACCACCGGCAGCGAGGTCACGAACCCGATCACGAACCGCCTGCCGAGCGGCGTCCCGGGCGCGACAGTCAGCTCGTGGTCAAGCACCTGGCAGGTGAGGCTGAACGCGAACACCACGGCGCACGACCACATCGCCCACGCCCGGGACCGCGGGCCCGGGGACGCGGCGAGCCACGCCCACAGCGTGTATGCCCAGTAAGCCTCCATCGCGACGGCGAGCACCCAGTCGGTAGGCATGCGGCCGAGACGGGGGAAGCCGGCGATGGCGCCGATGCCGACCCAGGACGGCCACACTTCGGCCAGGACGCAGGCGGCGATGAGGATCAGGACCCACAGGTGGTCCCGTCGCGGCTTGTCGGTCACGTGGCCCTCCGCTGAGTGATTTCCCATGGCGCTCATGCTCTCCCGGTTGCCGTCTGGTTGCGCGGATTCGGCCGGCGTGGCGGTCATGCGGGCACCTCTTCACCGGTGATCCACCGGCCCTGGTGCGGCATGTGGCCGCCACGGCGGAGCAGGCAGTACACAGACTCGTAGGTTTCGCCCAGGTCAGAAGGCACTGCCCGGATGCGGGCCAGGGCGTACCGCAGGCGGGCCAGGAGCTCCCGTAGCCGCTGGATGGCGTCTTCGCAGATGGCGGCCCGGGTTTCACAGTCGCGGATGAGTTCTTCCGCCGCCGCGGCGGCCTCTTCCGCGGCGGCGATAGCTACGGACTTCCGGCCATGACAGCCGTTGCAGGGCAGGGAGACGAACATGGCGTGCGCGGCGGCGAGACGCCTGCGGGCAGCCGCGAGGCGTTCCCGGGCCGCTTCCAGGTCGTTCCGGGCCCGGGTGAGCGCAGCACTGGCCGCTGCGGCGAGAGCGCGGGCGGCGTGGAGCCGTTCCTCGATGTCGTCCTCGATGCTGGCGATGTGGCCGAGGAAGTGCCGCTCATCGGCATGCTGGCCGCTCCATCCGGCCCCGGCGCTGTAGGTTCCGAGGCTGGTTGCGCCGAGGGCGACGGCGCAGCCGATGAGTCCGCGCAGGGCGTCGGGGTCCAGGCCGGCGTGGCGGGCGGCACCGAGGCACATGAGAGTGTCGTCCCTGATCTCGGACACGTCCGCCAGCTCCCGGGCGCGGGCGAGGAGCCGCTGTTCGTACTCTGCGCTCACAGCATCCCCTTTCTGTTTCTGTTACGGACGGTGACAATTTTTCTGTCACATGGCTGTGACAGATTTTTGTCACGAACCGGCCTGTGACAGTCCCTATGGAGGGGGAAGAGTGACAATGTGACAGTCCGCATACGCGGCCCCTCTTTGGTCACTGTCCGTCACCGCCGTCACCGTTGACCACGCGCAGGCGCGGGTAGGTGCCCGCGGGGGCGTCAGCGTCGTCCAGCGCCTCCTCGAACTGCTCCTCCAAGCTGGCCCGGGTGGCGTCAGTCAGGTAGAACCGCTGCTTCTTCCTGCTGTCCCCGCGGATCTCGGCGTGCCCGTCGGCTTCCAGCCGCTTCAGCCACCGGTAGACCGTCATCCGGCCCACGTCCCGGCCGGTTTTGCCGCTGATGGCCACGGCGGCGTCCCGGCTGGAGGTGCCGGTGTCGGCGGCGAGCAGGCCGAGCAGGATCGACCCGGCCACGTCGGGGATGTTCACGTCGGTCAGGGCGGCGAGGAACTGGCGCCGCCGCTCGGCGTGCATCTGCTCGGCGTGCTCCCGCATTTCCGGCGGTACGCCGGGGATCTCCGGATCCTGCGCGGTCATCTCGCGGGCCGCACTGATCTTCGCGGTGATGTGCTCCGTGCCCTGGACCATCTGGCCGGCAGCCGGGGCGGCGACCGGCGGGGCATCGGTGTCCTCATAACCGTCATCGCGGCCGGGCACGGTGCCGGTGATCTTCTCCCACGCGCCGGACAGTCTCACCAGCGCCGGCTCGGGTACGTACGGCTGGCGGATGGCTTCGCGGCGGGCGACGATCGCCTCAATGTCGGCCGGATCGGACAGCTTGAACACGCGGCCCCGCTCGTAGGTACCGCCACCGCCCAGTTCGGTGATGAGGAACACTCCCGGGTTGCCTTCGCCGTAGGCGCCCATGTCCGGCAGGTCGATGCCCTCACCGGTCGCCTTGCTGGCCTCGCTGGCGCGGGCGAACCGGCCCAGCACCGCGATGTCAACGTTGGCGCGCAGGTCCGCGCCGCCCATCCACTGGGCGGTGGCGCGCTGTCCGGCGATGATCAGGGCCACCGCCTCAGACCGGCACTTGGACGCGATGTCGGCCAGCAGCTGCTTGCATGTGAAGTCGCGGGCCACCAGGTCAACCTCATCGATCTTGACGACCAGGAGGGGAGTTTCCGGGGTGGGGCCGACGATGGAGCCGCTACCGCCATTGGAGCGTTCCTCGATCGCATTGAACACCCACTGAAGGATGTAGCGAGCCCGGCCGATTTCGTCGCGGCCGAGGGCATTCGCGGCGGCAAGGGGTGCCCACCGGAGGTCTTCACGGTGCTTGCCCAGGTTGACCTGAATGAGCTGCGCGTCGGTGCAGGCGGTGACCCGCTCGGAGATGCAGGACAGCAGGACCGTGTTGTGGGTCGGGATGCATGTACGGCCAGCCAGATACAGGTGGTCATCGTTGTCGACCGCGATGCACCGGACCGGGACTGACGGCACCGGCCGCACGGCCGTGATGAAACGGCGCCCGGATAGCCCGCTCCACGCCGCAGTGCCCTGCCGCGCAGCCTTCCGGGGCAGCCGGAAGACCGTATCCCCGGGCGTAAAACTGACGATGTAGCAGGTAGACGTTTCAGCGCTGCGGCCAGGCACCGTCTTGGTGGTGACCCGGGATGTGTACCCGAGGCCGGAGATCAGTTCGCGGGCGTCATCGGCGAGGCGCTTACCGGTGAGGGCAAGCTGCACCTGGCCTCCGCCCCTGAGGCCGTCACCCTTCTTGCGCGGGACGGGCTTTGCGCAATAGCCGTCGGTGTCCAGCAGCCCCGCTAGCAAGGCCCGCCGCTGCGGCTGTGATGCCCGCAGGTACAGCGCGGGGATGTGCTTGTTACGCAGCACGCCGAGTTCCCGCAGCTTCCCCGCCTGGTTGAGGACGCCGGGGAACCGCAGGCTGTACATGAACCGGTCGGCCAGCTTGGTGACCTGTACGCATTCCGCCTCGATAAGGGCGACGATTTCCGGGTCATCACAGGCGATCTGAGCACGCCGCGATACGCCGTCGCCGAGCCATGCCCCCAGGGTGTACGGCGGGATCGGCAGGTCGGCCTCGGGGAAGTCCAGCGGGCGGCAGTTCGCGACCGCGTGGTTGAGCCGCTGGTTCCATCCGTAGCGGAGCGTGGCGGCGATCTCGGCTGTGGTGCGTACCGCGGGGAACGCGTGCCGAACCCGGGTCCGGGTCGCGTGCTTGACGTTGTTCGCTGATTCCACCGAGCGGCGGTCCTCGGTAAGCCACCGGTGCTCGGCGTCGGCGACGATCACCGTGCCGTCGCTGAACTCCACCTCATAGCACGGGCGGCCGTGCATGACCTCGGTGGCGGCCGTGATCCGCGCGGGCTTGCCGTCCTGCCCGAGCACGCGGTCACCGATCCTGACTTCCCCCATGGTGGTCCACCCGGCCGGCGTGGGCAGCAGTGTGTCCAGCGCCAGGGCCTTGCCCGAGCCCTTTTTCGCGGCGACGAGAACAACCTTGCCGCCTTCCTCCTCGTCCCACAGGGGCAGGGTCAGCGGGGTGCCGGTCTCGGGGTCGGCGCCGATCACGAGGGGTTTGCGGCAGGTGGCCGGTTCCTCCACATGCCGGGCGTAGGGAGACGCCGGGTCGGCGGCCGGGTGGGTGAGAGGGTGCTGCCACGGGTCCTTGCTGCGGACGCTGATGCGGAGCCGGCCGGGCAGCCGGTCGGTGATCACGTCGATGCGGCCGGTGGGGATCATCTGTATTTCGCCGAGCCTTTCCGCGACGTCGCGGGTGCTGATCTGTGACGCCCGCCGGCCGGTGCCGCGAGTGTCGATGAGCGTCGTGTCGCCGAGCAGGGTGTCTTCGTGGGCCAGCAGGTGGGAGCCGTCCAGGCCCAGGGCGGGGGCGAGCCGGTGCCAGGCGGTTTTCTGCGCTTCCCACGCCGCGGCCTCGTCGCGGCGGCGGCGGGCCTCACGGACGGCGTCGTGCTTGCGGAGCCACCAGTAGCCGCCGCCGGACCCGGCGAGGTAGAGGATGGTCAGCCAGTACGGCATGCCGCCGCTGAGCGGGCCCCACGCTGTGGCCAGGGTCATCCAGCCGCCCACGGCTCCCGTGACGGCGGCGACCTCGGCGCCGCGGAGCCGCTTGCGCTCCGGGTCACCGGAACGGTGTTCCCCCGCCCATCCGCCGGCGAGGGCGGCAACACCTGTCGCCACCCCCACGTACACGCCGCTGAGACCGGTGGCGTGCATGATCTCCGTCGCGGTCCACACGACCGGGACGGCGGGCAGCGGCAGCCGCTCGGCGGGGGCGTGCCGCAGCCAGCCCCGGAACCGGGACAGCGCCGGCTCGGTCGCCACCAGCGGCATCCCGTCACCGGGCACGGGATGCGGCGGGAACGCGCACACCCGTTCCCGGTCACGCTCACCGGTCGTCAGAGTCATGATCTGTGATCCCGTCCCGAGGAGTTCCGGCCCGGGACCGGGCTATCCGGTCCCGGGCGCTGGGCTGGTCAGGCGTCGCCGTCGCCGGTGATCCACCGGCCGTTGTGCGGAAGCAATCCGCCGTTCGCGGCGAACTCCCTGACCTCGGCGTAGTGGCTGACGAACTTTTGCCGGGCCGCGGCCATCGCCTGCGCGGCCTCAGCGGCGGCGTCGGCGACGTCGTGGGTGGCGCGCATCGCCACCGGGTCCAGGCCGACCGAGTTGACACACGTCTCGTACACCTCGGTCAGGCCCTCGGCGTAGGCGGACATGCCGTTGACTTCGGCGGCCATCCACTCCAGCAGGTGACTGTCGTCTTCGGGTTCGAAGTCCGCCGTCTGGGCGACGATGGCCCTCCACTCGGCGGAGTAGGTGCCGCCGGAAGTGGCCGGGTGCCGCTGCGGCCGTACCCGGGTACGGCCGATGTCAGCCCCGGCCTGGCGGTCGCTGACAATCCTCGTGTCGGGCATGCTGTGTGTCCTTTCTGCAGGGCCGTACTCGTGCAGCGGCCGGGTGGTGACCTCGATGTCGCTGCGCTCGGCGGCGGCGGCGAGGCGGCGTTTCAGGTCGTCCGGGTCGTAGACGGCTGCCGAGTTCACTGGCTCCCCCGTCATCGGGTTCAGGGGACTGCCGGTCGTGCTGCGGGCGGTCAGAAGTACCGGCGCGAAAGGGGGGGCTTCCTTCCCCTTCACGCCGCCCGCCCGCGCTGCGCGGGTGAACAGGAGCGGGTGGTGCTGACGGTTCTGCCAGCGGCTGGCCGCCTTACCGGCCGCGTAGGCACCGCCACGCCGGGTGTGCCGGACCGCATGCCGGGCCAGGGCCCGGCGGTGGCGGCGCAGGAGCCCGGTCGCGGTGGTCGCGGCGAGCACCAGCAGCACCCACGTGAAGATCACCGACGGCACGATCTGGACGCCGGGGAACCGGATGCCGTTCATCACCGAGACGACCGTTAGGAACGTGCCGGCCGCGATGCCGGTGAAGGTGACGGCGCGGGTGACGAACTCGGCGGGTGCCAGGGCAGGCGGCGGCGGGGCCGGTGCCTGCGGGGGTGCGGTGGCGGTCATGAGCGGTTACCGCCAGGAACCTGCGCGGGCACGCTGCGGGGCACCCTGGTATCCCCCGGCGGTACGCCGGCTCCTGCGCCGGCGGGCCACCAGCGTGGCCACCGCGAACACGGCGAGGGCCGCGAACACGAAGGTGCCGAAGAACCCGGACGTGAGGATTCCCGTCGCCGTCTGGTGGCCGTGCGACCGGGCCGCCGTGGCCGCCAGGGCCGCATGCCGGTAGTTGTCCTCGAACCAGACCAGGCCGCCCGCGACGGCACCGCCGGCCACAAGGGAGCCGTAAAGTCGCGCCTTCACTGGTCTTCTCCTTCCTGTCGGGCGAGCATCGCGTCCGCGTCCGCGACCTGCTGCCGTGCGGCAGCGGTCTTGGCGCGGATCGCGGCGATCTGCCGCCGCGCCTTCCGCCGGCCCGGCTTGCGCCGGCCGAACAGTCCCGTGACCTTCATGCGGTGTTTCTCCCTTAGGGGTGATGCCGGGCCTTAGTGCCCGGACGCTGTGAGGAAGGTGTGCCAGAGCGTGGCGATCTGTGACCCGGCGGGCGTGAAGGCGGCGAGGTAGAACCCCGCCGCGAACATCAGCAGCGCATGCCAGAACCTCAGGCCGCCGAACTTCATCAGCACGATCCAGCCCACGGCCACGGCCAGCAGGGTGAACAGTTCGTCCCTGGTCACTGGTGCTTCCTTCCGGGGGGCTAGCACTTGCCGGCGTAAGCGCCGGTCTGGTAGGTGGTCCACGGGGCCCAGTCGGTCCCGTCGTTACTGAGGAGCACGGCGGCTTTCGCGTTGCCGCGCGGGTCGTAGGTGGACAGGGGCCCGTTGATCGTGTTGATCTGCCAGTAGCCGCGGTCGGTGCTGCCGTCGGCGTCGTGGTTGGCGGCATACTGCTGGCCGGAGGATTCAGCCTTGGCGACCTCGGCGGCCATGAACGCGGCGCTGGCGGCGCCGCCAGCGGACTCCCACAGGGCTTCCAGCTGGGAGCAGGTCAGGGTGCCGCTGGCGCTGGCGCTGACGCCTGAGGCGGCCACTGTGCCGCCGGGGGCAGTGTGTCCGTGGGTGACGGCCATCAGCAGCCCGGCGGCGACCGCTGTCCCGGCGAGCTTCTGGTTCCGGGTCAGGCGGCGCAGGTAGCGGCTCACGACCCACCCCCCGGCTGGGCGTAACCGGTCGCGCCGGGCCGCACGGCGGTGTCCCGGACCGGGTAGCCGGTGCCGTACGCCTCCACCATCTGGCCGCCGCCGACGTACATCGTGACGTGGCCCGGCGGCGGGTCGATCGGGCTGCCGGTGTAGAAGATCAGGTCACCGGGGCGGAGCTGGCTCCCGGAGATGTGCGGCTCCGCCGCCCACTGCTCCTCTGAGGTGCGCGGGATAGCCACCCCAGCGGCGGCCCACGCGGCCTGTGCCAGCCCGGAACAGTCGAACGCATCCGGCCCGGTGGCCCCGTATATGTACGGCTTGCCGATCTGCGCCTCGGCGTAAGAGACCGCCGTCTGCGCGGTACGGGATGAGGCATGGGGCGGGGCGCTGCCGCCTCCGCTGCCGTGAGTGGCGGAAGCCCCCGCAGTCCCCGCCATCAGCAGCCCCGCCGCGACAGCGGCCACCACACCCGGTGGCACGCTGCCGTGACGGCGGCTGTAGCGGAAGCGGCCCATTACGCAGCAGCCCCCAGTTCCCCGCTGGACTCGATGATGCGGCGACGCTCCTGTTCAGATGTCCCGCCCCAGATCCCGAACTGCTCGCGGTGGCGCAGCGCATAGTCCAGGCACAGCTGCTGGACTCCGCAGGACGCGCACACCCGCCTGGCGGCCCTCGTCGACTCGCCCTTTTCCGGGAAGAACGCCTCAGGATCAGTCTCGGCACACCGGGCGAAGTCCTGCCACGACAAGTCCTCGTCCTGCACGCGCAGCAGCGGGCCCAGTGCGCCGGGGCTGTAGGTGAGGGTGGAGCGGGTCATCACGCCGCCACCTCCCGCTGAAGATCGGCGGCCTGGACACGGTGCCCGTGCAGCCCGGCGTCGCAGTGCCACAGCACCGGGCCACCCGACAGGGTCAGGCCGTGGACGGGGCACGAGGGGGCCGTGCGGACGAGGGTCGCGGTGGTCATGACGCTGCCGCCTTCGCCTGCCGGATCGCAGCGATCAGCAGGGTCAGGCCCATGGCCTCGTCGCTGCCCGGCTCGAACCCGAACGCGATCATCTCCGCGTCAGTGAGCAGCCCATCGGCCTGGTGCGCCTCCGACGTCTCCGCGGCGATGGCCGCCTTGGCGAGATCAAGCGCCGCGTCGCTGAGCGCCATCATGGCCGTGTCAGCCTGCGGGCCGTCGTCGTGGCGGTGGCGACCCGTGTAGCCCTGGCCGGCGCTCACAGCCGCACCCCGTCAATGGTCAGTTCGGTGTCGACGACGTGCAGGACGGCATCGAAATGGCCGGCTGCCACACTGCCGGGACCGAGCGCCGGGACGGCGGTGAGACGCGCCCGTGCGATAGCGAACCGGGCATCGTCGATGCGGCCCTCGTCCGCGGCACGGGCGGCGGTGCCGAGCGCTTCGGCCGCGTCCTGCAAGGCGGCCAGATTGACGCTCACGAGGCACCGCCGGCGGGGACGGCGGACAGGTGCCGGGGGCGGCCCGCAGCTTCGGCTTCGGCGAAGACGGAGGCCCGGCCGCGCTGGAACGCTTCCTCCAGCTGGGCGGCGACATTCGCCAGCCCGGCCCGGCGTTCCTCCATGCTGGCGACACGCACCGGGCGTACCGACGTCCTGTCGGGGGCTTGTGTTACGGTCATGTGCATCGGTTATGGCCCTTTCTCGGTCAGAGGGACATGGCTTCACGGCGGTCCCGCGGTGCAACGCGGGGCCGCTTTCGTCTGTCATGGGGCGGATCATGCGACGGCCTCGGCGTCGTCATCGGCGACACTCTTGAGGTACTCAGCGACGGCGGCGACGGTGACGCGGATTGCGCCCCTGCGCGGGCCGTGCCTTTCCGCCTTGAGCCGGCGGCTGTAGATCATCCGGTAGACGGTGCTCTTGTCCACGTTCCACATCTCGGCGAGCTCACGGACCAGATAGGGCTTGGCCCGCTTGTCGTCGGCGGTGGTCGTGGCAGTCACCGTGCCTCCATCGTCTGCATCAATGGCACGCATCCCATCGCGTGCATCCATGACAACAGTGTGAGACTATGACGTCACGATGTCAAGCCGGGAAGACCCGGAAGGAGGGCGTGGCGTACCATGACCACGCAGCCGTCAGTGATGCACAGAGTCGCAGAGAGGCCCTTGCGTGAGCGGACCGATGTACCAGCAGGCGATGGACGTGATCAAGCAGCGGATCGTGTCCGGCGAGCTTTCTGGCCGGATCACGCTCAGTCGCATTCAGGAGCTGACCGGGACCACCATCGGCACCGCACGCAAGACTGCGAACGAGCTGGTCGACGAGGGCGTCCTGGAAAGTCACCCCGGCGCCCCGTACGCGATCGAGATGTCAGCCGAGCAGGTGGCGGCCCTGCAGACCGATCACCGGCCGGCAAAAGCTCAGATAGCCGAAGTGCGGCGGCAGGTTGCCGAGCTGCGCGGCGAAGTGCCGCCCGGCCTCAGCGACAAGCTCGAATGGATCGTTGCCGCCATCGAGAGCCTGTACGAGCGGTCCGGCTGGGAAATCCCCGAGGACGGCACCAGTGAACGCGGGGGAAGTCCCGCCCGGCCGGCGCGGCGTGCAGCGGCAAGCCAGTCCCGCTAAACGCGGCGACGTCGTCAGCATCCGGGCCCACGCAAGCTACCGGCCCGATCACAAGACCCTGTCTCAGGAACGAGTCACGACCGCCCGCGAGAAGCTCGGCCTCAGCCGGGCCGAGTTCGCCGACTACCTCAGCGACGTACTTGACTGGTCGGTTACCGGCGACGCCGTGAAGCGGTGGGAGACCCTGAAGCCGCCGCCGGGCGACGCGCTGATGGCCTGCTTGTCGGTCGGCTCCGTGTTCGACGAGGCGATCCCCGAGGCCATCACCGCCTATGCGGCGCGCGGCGACGTCACCCGCGACCAGTGGAACGGGATCATCGACGGTGCCAGCAAGCACATCTGGCTCTACGGCATGGCCGAGCACAACTACGCCACCGACGACGCCGTACCGTCAATCCTCA